AAACCTCAACTTCCTCTACTGCGGCCCGCGCTTCGAGTAGCCGCACCACGTCGCCGGCTTCCCGGATATAGGCGTCCTCGACCGAGATCACGCGCGGCCCCGCCCATGGTCCATCGCCCGCGTATGGTGCTGTGGTCTGGCTCACGACTCGTCCGCCCGAGCGATCATCGCGCACGTCGGGCAGGACTCCCGGGGATCGCGCACGTTCCCGCAGCCGCCGCACAGCTCCGCCCCGTCGTCGTCGCAGAACCACACGGCGAACGCGTCATGGCGCGACTGATGGGGATCGGCCGCCATGTCACAGATCGCGCACGGCGCCTCGAAGTAGTGGCCGTGCCGCGCGTGCTCGCGCAGGGTGTGAGCGGTGCATGGTACCAGCAGCCCACCATCGGTACTGAGTAGGCATGGGCAGCTGGCCGCTAGGTGGATGGTGTTCATGCGGCGTCCCGGGGTTCGGGTGGTTCGGGCAGTGGGCGCCAGAGCCTCGGGTGGCTCGCGTCCCATGCGGCCCGGCGGCAGGATGGGCTACAAAAGCGTTGCGCGCTTCGTACAGGCTGGTATGCCCCCCGGCACCACTCGCAGGTACGGCGAGCTCGGCGGTACACGCTACGGGGCAGGGGGCGCGATTTCACGTCCGACAGGGTAAGCGTCGGCAACCGTTAGCGCAAGCGCGGCGTTTTGCAGTCTGGTGAGTGCAATATGTTGCAGTCATCGGGGCTGGGCCAGGAGCCAGCGCAGTGCGGCCCCAGGGATCACGCGGCCCGCCAGCCACCGTTGCACGGTCCTCGGGTCTCGACCTGCGACGGTCGCGGCCCACCGAGTTGTGGAGAGTCCACTTGCGGTGATGACGGCGCGCAGCAGGGCGACCTGCTCGGTCCGCGTGCGGGGCAACTCGGTCACACTTCCTCCCGCGCTCGAGCCAGCGCCGCGCGAGCCAGCGCGAGCGAATCAAGTTGTGCTTCCGTGTTGCGGACATTCCGACAGGCGGACTCCAGAGCTTCGAGCGCCGTGTAGAGGTTGGGCGCGGCGGCAATCAGGCAAGCATTCGCGGCAGCGTCGAAAGTGCCGCCCTGTTGCGGCGTGAGTACCTGGGCTATGGTGCCGCGGTCTTCGGCGGACACCCGTAGCCCATCGGATTTCCACGGTCCCGGCGTGTACCAGGTCACGGTCAAACCCTCCCGGCGAGCATGTCGAGGTGCTCGCGACCGAGACCCGGCACCGGCCGCGCCGCACCACTGCTCATGTTGAGCGATGTCACGCGGTAGCGCGGCCCGTAGTCTATCACCAGCCACAGGGCGCCGCGCGGCCCCTCGAACGCGTAGTGCGCCACGACGCCAGAGGAGGCTGACAAGGGGCCGATCGGGAGCGCGTAGGCGGTGTAGGTACGGCCGTAGATGTCGAGCGCGCCGAGGGGGATACGGTCATCCCAGGTTGTCGGCTGGCCCTTGAGTGTTGGGGCGGGTAGGCTCATCGGGGTTCCAGGAGCGCCGGCACGAACGCCAGCGCGCGGAAGTACGAGATAGATGGTCGTCATGGCCTAATTCCAGTCGCGCGGCGCGATGACGGTCACCTCATCGCTCTGCCAGTAGTGGGCGCCGCGGCCGATGGGGTGCGGGCCGCGTCCCTCCTGCTGCGCCTGCTGACACGCGCGGCGCGCGACATCGCGCAGATTGGGACCGAGGCCCCGCCAAGCCCGGCGACGCATCGCCGGCACGGGCTGGATGGACAGCGGCCCAATCGGGCCGAGCCACGCGGGCAGGCCCGCGACGCTAGTCCAGTTGAGGACGTAGGCCGTGAGGGCTTGGCCTTGCGGGTGATAGATCACGATGCCTGACTCTTGGCTGGTCAGGTCTTGCAGCGTCATATCTTCGCAGTCACATTCGGTGACAACGCTGGTCGGGTCTCCCGCGTCACACAGCGGGCAGATATTGCGATCGGTGCGCTTCATGGCGTCAGCTCCTGTCTGAGTAGGTCACTCGCGGCCTTCCACCACATGGAGTAACCCCGCGGCGCCATTCCGCTATAACCGATCCCGCGATACGCTGAGGTTGTCAGCAGTACCGTGATGGTGGCGATCTGGTCGCCGCCACTGCTCGGGTGTGCATGGCTTTCGACCGTGACCGAGGTCACGGGCACACCCCATCGGCGAGCTGCCCACTCTTGGGCTTGCGGGCCAGTCAGGTATTGGCTGATGCCGAGGTCGAGCGTGGTCATGGGTGTTTTCTCCTTTGCGGGTCCGGCGGGATTGCCGTGACCGTACTATCATACGGCATATGCCATGCCAGCACCGTAACTCCATGCCCCACAATAACCGTGTCACTTTAACATACCCCTCTAACTACCGCAAAATGCAAAGATTTTGGCACCTTGCGCTGACGCGATACTGTCGCAACATTCGATCCGTGCTCACTACCCGAGCGCCGGCCGCTACAGCGCCGGAGGGGCCGACGGTCCCCCGCGCCCGTGATAAACATCACCTGGCGACGGGGGGTCAGGGGGGCCCAGATATGACTTCATACGGCGCCGGTGACCGCACCGCGCCAGCCGCCCTATCACTGTCTCGACACCACGGCGACACCAATGAGTGACCCCGCCGCTCCGTCAACCGCCCTGGTTCCTACACACACCGACCCGGACATCTACCGCCTCGCCTGCGACCTCATCGCCTCCGGCCTCGCCACCAAGGTCGCCGCGGCACAAGCCGGCACCGACGCTACCAGCCTGTGGCGTTGGGTCCAGCGCTCCGACGACAACCGTGATATGTACGCTCGCGCGCGGGATCTACAAGCACGGGCGCTGGCCGACGAGACACTGACGATCAGTGACGCGGCGGAGCCGGAGACTGTCCAGGTCGCGAAGCTGCGCACCGATACGCGCAAGTGGTTGGCGAGTAAGCATTTGCCGAAGGTGTACGGGGACAAATTGGAGGTAGACGCCCGTGTAGAGGTTGTGTTCCGGCTCACACGTGAGTGATTGACAACCGTGATATGTACTGTCGCTATGGTGTCGAAATGGTGTCGTCCGACTGTGGGACAACTTCGTATACTGGTGATTATGTTAAGTACACCAGCGCACCGTAACCCACTGTGACGCATCTACATAGCTGCACTCGCGACACCATTACCGTCCCTCACAGTTGTCCTACCTGCGGCACTCTGCGCCACCAGCGCGCCAGCACCGTTCCTCGATTTTCTCGGCTCCAGGGCGCCCCCACCCCGCAACACGATTCGGGATTGACGGCCCCCCCTCGCGAAGTACGTTGGGACTCCGACGCGCATTTTTCTTCTCAGGACTGAGGGAGGTATGAGAGTGACAGCGACATGGGTTTGCCCGGAGGGCCATGTGAGCCGGGGGACTGAGGCTTTTCGGGTCACGTCGCTTTCGTCGGGTGTGAAGACGGGCAACATCTGTCCTACGTGTTACGTTGAGTGGATAGCGGCGAATGTGCCGGAAGTAGAGGAGGCGTGTTCGCACGGTCGGCTGTTGAGCGGCCCGTGTGCGGAGTGTATGGCGTTACCAGAGAATCAACCGGAGGCCATTGTTGATGGCTGAGATCCGGATCGCGGATGCGTTGGAGCATCAGGAGGCGTGTGATCGGTCGAACGCGCGGTTCAAGTTGGTGCGCGCGGGCCGGCGGTGGGGCAAGACGACGTGGGCGTTCAAGGCGGCGATGGTGGGCCACGGGATGCCGGATGCGGCGGGGGTGTTCCCGTTGCAGGGGGTGTTTCACGGGAAACAGGTGTACTGGATACCGCCGGACTACAAGCAAGCGGGGACGCTGTGGCACGCGGAGGTGGTGCCGCGGCTGGGTGGTGTGGCGGGGATCAAGTTGAACAACACGGAGCATGACGCGTGGTTTCCCAACGGTGGAGCGTTGCTGATGCGGTCGGCGGAGAACATCGGGGCGGTGCGCGGGGCGGGGAAACTGTTGGGCGGGGTGATTTTGGAGGAGGCCGGGCACTGGGCGCTGGAGGAGGGGTGGAAGAACGAGTTGCGGCCGACGCTGATGGACAACCAGGGGTGGGCCGTGTTTATCGGGACCACGAATCGCGGGAACGACGGGAGCCGGGACGACGAGAACAACTTGGTGTTGCCATCGTTTTTCAATCGGCTGTGCCAGCGGCAGCAGCAGGGGTTGTTAGGGGAGGACTGGGCGCAGTTTCACGGGACGGCCTTGCAGAACCCGAAGATTGCGCGCGTCGAGTTCGAGAAGCTGGCTGGGGAGTACGATCAGGGCAGCGTGGCCTACCGGCAGGAGATGTTGGCGGAGTTGTTGGCGAGCGTCGAGGGCGTGGTGTTCAAGGAGTGGCGCGCGGACCTTCATGTGCTGCTCCAGGATTTCACCGTTCCTTCACACTGGGTCTGGGGCGCCGGGCTGGACTTCGGCTACCGCAAGCCGGGTGCGTTCGTCTTGTTCGCTTGTGGACCGGATGGCGACGTGGTCGCGGTGGATGAGGTCTATTTCCGCGAGTTGCACGCTGAGGAGGCAGGCTTCCGTTGTGGCGTGCTGCTGGCCCGCTACCCCTTTGGGAACGCCGGGATCGCCTACGACGAGGCGATGAAGCAGAACACGGGCTTGGGGGTGACACAAGCCGAGCAGTTCGCCACCGGATTGAGGCGGGCGCTGGGCAGCCGGGCGCCGTGGATGTACCCGCAATCTCATGGGCCGGGGAGCCGAGCGGCCGGGCTGCAACTGTTTCACCGCTATCTGGCGTGGCAGGAAGGCGAACACGGTGAGATCCCGCCCTGGGGCCAGCCGCGGCTGAAACTGACGACGCGGTGCGCCAATGGGATACGGACGCTGCCCACGTTGCCTTATAGCCCAAGCCGCGCCATCGGCGAGGGCGAGGACGTGGATTGCTTTGTGGCTGGGACAATGGTAGGAACCATTGTCGGGCCGCAGGCAATTGAGAGCTTGGTAGTTGGTGACGTAGTTCACACACCAGTTGGCGCTCGCCGTGTTACCCATGCCTATCTGAGTGGAACCTCAGCAACGGTGCGGGTCCACTTGGCGAATGGCACGACACTTGAAGGCACACCACACCATCGCGTCTTTGTCGAGGGCATGGGTCTGATTCCGCTCCGCGACCTCTTTCCCGGATTGACACTAACGGCGAAGACCATACCTTTCCCTACATGGGAAAGGTCATCGTCTACCACGGAACCCGCTATTACCGACCCGCCGGTAAACTGTACTACAATCCTAACGGTCGCCGACTCACCAAGGGGGCAACAAGCCTCCATCGGCAAGTCTGGATGGACAACCACGGCCCTATTCCGTCCGGCTGCTGTATCCACCACCGGAATCACGATACCGACGATAACAGACTTGAGAATCTGGAACTGGTGGAAACAGCAGCACATGCCGCCTATCATCTCCACCTCCGACTGGCACGCGGTCCTCTCCGTAAACAACTGGCTCAATGGCGAGCCAGCGAATCCGGCCGGCGGACGCTTCGCGCCAACGCTCGAAAAATGCTTGCGGGACGATCTCTCCGAGAACTGGCGTGCCCTCATTGTGGAAAGCCTTTTACCACCCGGCATCCGCGCCATGTATACTGCTCACGGCAATGTGCTGAGGTCGCCGCGATGGTTGCGAATAGCCGCGTCTGTGAGGTCTGCGGTCGCACGTTTCCATGGAAGAAAACACGCTCCCGACCCACCCGCACTTGCAGTTACCAGTGTGGTTGGGTGCTCCGCAAGAAAGCCTGTCTATAACATCACCGTCGAGCAGGCGCATTTGTTCTACGCTAACGGTGTACTCTGTACGAATACCAACGCCGAGGACCACTTTTTTGATGCGACCAAGTACTTTCTGATGAGCCGCCCACCGATTGCGCCGCGCCTGCCCATCGAGTACGCTAGTGCCGAGGACGCCGATACGGCGCGGCGCTGGGCCGAGCGGATCAAGCGGCTGGCCGCGAGCGGGGCGGAGGTGGAGCCGCGGCGGCCTTGGGAACCCAAACGGATGGTGCGCGCATGACAGCCGTGACTAGCAAGCAGCAGCTCGGTATTGGGTCAGTCTCGATGAGACTGAAACCCAACGGCCCGGTTTCTGCTCCCCACTGGCACGTTTCTTGTGCGCTCAAGCATAATGTCATAGGTTCGGGGCGTAATGGGCAATCCCTTTGTGGCCGCCGCCCTACGGAGTTGGCTGGCCCGGCTCTATGCGCTTCGCTGGCGCTCCCACAAATGGGGGCGCGGCTTGCCTAACCAACTCGTGGCATTCGGGCTGACCTTCGGTGCCTCCGGCGCTGGGGGGTTATTGGGTGGAGCTACGGGTGCGCTCAGGGAACTCAGCATTGCGCTGATCCCAATCGGCCTTGTACTTGTGGCGACCGCCGTCTTTATCGAGTTGATGCGGGCCGCCGCCGAAGAACGCGCGGCACTTCAGGCCGAATGGCAGCAATCATACCGCGTGTTTCGCGACCACATCACCGTTGTCTTAGCCCATGTAAGATCGGCGCTTGAGTCGGCCACTCGCGACGGTAAGATGCCGCCACACAACAGGGACTGGGCGGGCCTGGCCCGCAACGCTCTGTATCCGATCGGTCTTGTGGGGGCACTTGGAAGCCATTCCGAAGGCTGGCTAGAGAAAGAACGCTCCAACCTGGACCCCGCCAGCGAACTGCCGTTGTTAGTCATTGCGGAACATGTGATCGCGGTTG